TACAAAATATTGTGCAAGAAGGTAAGCGTTTGCGTCTTCAGGAGATATGAACGTAAGTGATATGTCTAGCCAAGCCCCAGTGGGTACAACGTTGGCTCTATTGGAGAGAACGCTAAAGGTGATGACAGCGGTGCAAGCTAGATTGCACTTTGCGATGAAGCAAGAGTTCAAGTTACTCAAGGTAATCATAGCCGACTACTGCCCAGAAGAGTATAGCTACGACCCCGCCGAGGGAGATAGGAAAGCCAAGAAGTCCGACTACGACATGGTGGACGTGATTCCTGTTAGCGACCCCAACGCAGCAACAATGGCACAGAAGATTGTGCAGTATCAAGCGGTATTGCAGTTAGCCCAGTCAGCTCCACAGTTGTACAACTTACCCCTGCTCCATCGCCAGATGATTGAGATTTTGGGTATAAAGAACGCAGCCAAGCTCGTGCCTACGCAAGATGACGAGATACCAACAGACCCCGTGCAGGAGAACCAGAACTTCCTCACAGGTAAACCCAACAAAGCGTTCATTGAGCAGAACCACCAAGCGCATATCTCTGTGCACCAAGCGATGATGCAAGACCCCATGATGCAGCAGATCATCGGTCAAAACCCACAAGCGCAGACGATGCAAGCGGCGATTATGGCCCACATCAATGAGCACTTGGCCTTCTCATATAGACAGAAGATTGAACAACAGATTGGCCTACAGTTGCCCCCGCATGACGATAATGACCCGTCTAAAAACAGGATGGATCCACAGATGGCGGATCAGATTGCTCAATTGGCAGCGCAAGCAGCCCAGCAGTTACTACAGCAGCATCAAACCCAAGCCGCACAACAGCAAGCTCAGCAACAAGCGCAAGACCCAATCATCCAAATGCAGCAGCAAGAACTACAAATTAAACAGCAGCAGTTGCAGCTTCAAGCTCAGAAACAACAATCCGAAGCACAAGCCAAAATGCAGCAGTTGCAGATTGAGCAAGCTAGGATCGAGGCCCAAAAACAAATCGCCGCTATGCAGGTAGGGGCAACGGCTGCCGCAGCTAAAGACAAACTAGATAAACAAATGCACCTTGAGGGTACAAGGCTAGGCGTGGATATTAGCAAGCACAAAGCACAGATTAATCAACAGCGCCAGCAATCTTTTATGCAATCTGCGAAAAACAAACCTAGAGGGGAATAATGGAAGCTGATCGAGTGTTACATCACCTTTTACGAGAACTTGACAAAATCGTAAAAGAGCAAACTGAGTTTTTAGGAAGCGGCTCAGCAAAAGACTTTGCTGATTACCGTTACGTCTGTGGGACTATCCGGGGTCTAGGCCACGCAGAAATTCTTGTCAAAGACCTCGTGCAACGTTTGGAGATAGATGATGAGTGAGTTTGACGTTAATGCTATTGACTTATCCGGTATTCTTAACAAGGATCCCGAGCAGAAAGCAAAGCAAATTCCAGATCCAAAAGGGTTCATGCTACTAACCGTAGTCCCTGAAGCAATGGAAGAGTATGCAGACAGTGAGATTGGGATTATTAAATCTAGCCAAGAAATTTGGAAAGAGGAAATGCTTACCCCCGTCTTATTTGTGATCAAGATGGGCCCCGAAGCCTATTCTGATATTACGCGGTTCCCCAGTGGCCCCCGCTGCAAGGCAGGTGATTTCATTATCTGCAGACCCAATTCAGGCACACGCTTGAAAATCCACGGCCGAGAGTTTCGTCTAATTAATGACGATAGCGTCGAAGCTGTTGTTGAAGATCCGCGCGGAATTACCCGTGCTGCATAAGGAGTAAAACATGGCTGATCAAGACTTTAAATTCCCCGATGAAAAGGTGGAAGAGCCCAAAAAGGCTGCTGCTGAAGACGATTTTTCTTTTGAAATAGAAGACGATACTCCCCCAGAGGATAAAGGTAGGAAGCCAATGGCTGAGCCGCCCGAAGATCCAACCGACGATGAGTTGTCTAACTATGACGAAAAAGTACAAGCCCGGATTAAGAAATTTACCCGTGGCTACCACGATGAACGCCGTGCTAAAGAAGAAGCCCTACGCGAACGCGAAGCCGCTGAAAACTATGCCCGACAAGTAATTGATGAGAATAAACGCCTGCAACAGCAGCTTTCTCAAGGGTCTCAGATCATCATTGACCAGAATAAACATTCTGCAGAATCTCTTTTGGCGATGGCTAAAAAGAAATATAAAGAAGCTTATGAGGCGGGTGATACTGATAGTTTGGTTGATGCGCAGACAGAAATTGCTAACGCAATGTTGCAAATTGACAAAGCTCAAAATTTAAAACCTTTACAAGTTGAAGAAAGGGTGGTACAAACACCACAACGTACTCAACAAGTGCAACCGCAAGTTACAGAACGCGATAGCGAATGGCAAGCGGACAATCCTTGGTTTGGACAAGACGATGAGATGACTAGCACCGCACTTGGCTTACACCGTAAGCTATTAAAAGAACGGGGTCAAGAATTCGTTGGAACTAAAGAGTACTACAAATTAGTTGACGCGACCATGCGAAAACGATTTCCTGAGAACTTTGAAACTCAGAGCGAAGAACCGGCCGAAGATACACGCCGTGCACAAAAACCCGCTAATGTTGTAGCTCCTGCTACACGTAGCACACCACCTAACCGTATTAGGTTGAAGGCATCTGAAGCTGCGATTGCTCGTAGGCTTGGGGTTCCTTTGGAACTATATGCGAAACAGGTTGCTCAACTTAGAAATGGAGAATGAAAATGACTGCTACTGCACAAAATAGATTGGCTCGTGAATTGGATGACAGAATTGCCGCTGGTAGACCCACTAGTTGGCAAAATCCGGATAGTCTACCAATGCCAAACGACCGACCCGGCTGGAAGCATCGTTACATTCGCATTAGTATGATGGGTGTTTCTGACGCCAGTAATATTTCTTCTAAGTTGCGCGAAGGATACGAACCCGTTAAAGCGGAAGAATATCCTGAGTTAATGATGCACGCCAATCAAGAAGGCCGGTTCAAAGGCAATATTGAAATTGGTGGTTTGTTATTGTGCCGAATCCCAGAAGAATTTCTGAAACAGCGAGCCGAGTTCTACAACAATCAGAACAAAGCTCAAATGGAATCGGTAGATAACACGTTTATGAAAGATAGCGACCCTAGAATGCCTCTCTTTGCTGAGAAGCGCTCAAAGGTTTCATTTGGTTCAGGTTCTTAATTTTTTAAGGAAAAAACATGGCTTATCCGCTTATTCCAGCCCCTTATGGGCTTAAGCCTGTTAACTTGATCGGTGGTCGAGTATATTCGGGTTCAACCCGCATGTTCCCCATTGTGACTGGTTACAGCACTTCGATCTTCAACGGTGACGTTGTTGATATTGGTACAGGCAACAACATTGGTTGCGTGACACCTACACAACTTGCATATAACACTACTTCAGCCCAAGCTGGAACTATTGGTATTTTTGTTGGTTGTGAGTACTCTACTACTGGCGGCCCAATTTACGGCAAAAACCGTTTCCAATATTGGCAAGGTGGTACAACTGCTCCTGACGCTATTGCGTACGTCGTAGATGATCCTCAAGCTGTGTTCAAAGCTGTCGTTGTTAACGGTGGTTCTGCACAAAGCCAAACGGTTCTATACGCTAACCAAGCATACGTTGGCGCTAACATGTTGTACACAGGCCCCGGTGGTTTGACTACTACAGGTGACTCACTTGGTGGTGTTGCTTTGTCAGCCTCTGCTACAACTACTTCTGCCGTTACACCATTGACTACTAGCGCTCCTTTCCGTTGCGTTGGTGTGGTGCCTGACACAGCAGTGAGCGTGGCTCAAAACGCTACTTCCAGCTCTACGACAATTACTTTGTCTTCAGCTAATAGCGCTATCTATCCCGGTATGGCTGTTTCTGGCCCCGGCATTAACGCAGGTAGCAATACCTATGTTACAACCGTAAACGGTACAACAGTGACGATTAACCGTGCAGTTGCTACTGCTCAGTCTACCGCTACTGCGTTTACTTTCACTGGCTATCCCGAAGTATTGGTGACATGGAACTTCGGTTACCATAGTTATTTCAATGCTACTGGCGTTTAATTAAGGAGCTAACAAATGGCTATTTCACGTGCACAACTATTGAAAGAGTTGCTCCCAGGTTTGAACGCATTGTTCGGTCTAGAGTATGCTCGCTACGGCGAAGAACACAAAGAGATCTATGAGACTGAGACCTCTGAGCGTTCTTTTGAAGAAGAGACAAAATTGTCTGGTTTCTCTGCAGCACCTGTTAAAAACGAGGGCACCGCCATCGCTTACGACAATGCGCAAGAAGCATGGACAACACGTTATAACCACGAAACCATTGCTTTGGGTTTCTCAATCACTGAAGAGGCGATTGAAGATAACTTGTACGACAGCTTGTCTGCTCGTTACACCAAAGGTTTGGCTCGTGCTATGGCATATACCAAGCAAGTTAAAGCTGCTTCCGTTCTAAACAACGGTTTCACTTCTAGCTATGTTGGTGGTGACGGCGTGTCTCTATTCAATACTTCTCACCCCTTGGTGAATGGTGGTACAAACTCCAATACTCCTTCTACCCAAGTTGATTTGAACGAGACTTCTTTGGAAGCCGCCGTTATTCAGATCGCCGCTTGGACAGATGAGCGTGGTCTTTTGATCGCTGCCAAACCCAAGAAATTGGTGATTCCTCCCTCATTGATGTTCGTTGCAAAACGTTTGTTGGATACCGAACTCCGCGTAGCCACAAACAACAATGACATCAACGCTATCAAGCAAATGGGCGCGATTCCTGAAGGTTACACAGTTAACCACTTCTTGACCGATCCCAATGCTTGGTTCTTGACCACTGATGTGCCAAACGGTATGAAACATTTCATCCGTACTCCCTTGGCTCAGTCAATGGACGGGGACTTCGACACTGGTAACGTGCGTTATAAATCACGCGAGCGTTATTCTTTTGGATGGTCTGATCCTCTCGGAATCTGGGGTTCTTCAGGTTCATTCTAATTGGTACTATAGTACTAATACTAGGGCCCTTCGGGGCCCTTTTTTATGCTTGATTTGTCATAAATTTTAAGTAAGATGCTACTGCAGCATCCCCGACTGCGTTAATTTTTTGGAGAATTACATGTTTACTTTTAGCATTCAGTCCACTATTGGGGACACAACGATTACTTTTAAATCTGAGAGTTTAAATAAGCTTGCCGAAATTATGAATCGTTTTAACGAAGCATTGGGCGTTGAGTTGGATGACTCTGACGAACTAAAAGAAATCGGTGGTATCGATATCGACGAGTTGGAGTTTGACGAAGAAGGCTTTGCTTGGTGGTATGACGAGGGTTTTGATGAGTGGTTTTGGTATAACGAAGAAGGCGACTATTGGGAAGAAGCCGAGTACGAAGACGAAGAGTCTGAAGACGACGCAGAGTGATCTAGGGGGCTACGGCCCCCTTCTTTTTGCGCTGTTTGGCTTGCTTTTTGTTTTGTAAATCGTAGTGCAATATGCGGTGACAGTTTGAGCAAAGAACAATACACCTAGTAACTTCTTCATGCGCTTTTTTATATGACCCCATACGCGCCCATTCATGCACGCCTTTAACTTTAGTCTTTGGGTCTACGTGATGGAAGTCCATAGCGGCAGGATGCTTGAACCCGCACAAGCTGCAAGATAGGGTAGCTTTATAGTCTTTCCAAGCTTTTTTCTTGTCTTGATTTGATTTTTTTAATTTTGTACTACCGGCAGTTTTACTTTTTTCATAGTTATTTTTAGAATAAATTTTGTGCATTGCCTTGCGTTTTTCTGGGTCTTTATACGGCATGGATAATTTTCTTTCTCCAATACAGCGTCCCCTTTGCGCCCCAAGGATCGGTTGGCTCAAACATTTTAAATCCACAAGCAATTAAATTATTGGCGGAAGCTGGGTTATGGTAAGTATCCGTAACCACCCAATTCATTCCCAGCGCCCGCGCTTTTTGGAGCCGTACTTGAATAAGTTTTTTTTGTAGTCCATGCCCCCGATGAGCGTTAAGAACTCCAGCACGACACATGTACATACAGTCAGTCCAACGAGTAGAAGAAACAAGACCGCAAAAACCAGCGAGATTACCGGACTCAGTATAAAGAATCCACCAATGACCAGAGCTCGTAGCATATAGGGTATCTCCCGGCAGACACGTTTTTTGAAGATAGCGCAAGTTTTCCTGAATTTCAGGCAAAATAGTATTTACTTGACGAGCATTGTACTTCATGGTAGGGACTGTATCTTTTTAATGTGACAGTTAAATTATTGTTGACACACCCTAAATTTAGTGTATATTTCGCTTATCTGGGACTTTTTCTCTTGTTGCCAACCCGCCCAGGGGTCACGATGCAACGATTAACAAGAGGCTTTTGCATAAGGAATTATCATGTCACGCAGTACATTTGAAGGCCCAATCCTATCGGGCGACTCACGTTTTGGCCCCCTACGTAATGTAGGATATACCCAACTCGTTCAAAACGTTGATTTTAATTTTGCCAATACAACTGGTAACGGTTCTGCTGGTTATCCCGGTGGTAATGGTCAATTTGTTAATGGCAATTTGATCCCCAACACCAATGCAGTTGTGTATACACCTTCTGCTTCTGTATCCCCCCCAGTAGCGGCAACAATTACTGCTGACGCAGCTACAACCGTGTATCGTGGCGCAGTGATGTATCTCCCACAAGGCTGCCAAATTGTTGATGCAATTGTCGATGTTGGTACAGCGGTTGGCACTTCAGGCGCTACATTGACTGCAGCTTCTGTGTTGATCGGTAATGCGTTTAATGCTTCTACTTACGCTACAACTACTTTGACTGTAGCTACAAACGCTATTACTGCTGGTCGTTATACACCAACTTATTCAGGCGCTAATTTGATTGCATTGCAGTCTACAACTCAAGATATTACACAAACTGTATATCAAGGTTCAGGCCCCGGATCAAGCATCATGTCGCAAGTTGTATTTACATTGGTGTTGACAGGTACAACAACCCCTGCGCCTAATGCCGGAACTATGTATTTTACACTCCGCTATGTACAGCCTGACAATAACATTGGTACATTGACAACTTACCCCTACGGTAATTTTGATTAATCTCTAGGGGCTTCGGCCCCTATCTTCAACCTTTAAGGAGATTATTCATGGGACAATTTGTTGGATCACCATCTTCGGTTACCCAAAGAGGTCAGTACGAACCTTTTGATTTGCAAGTTTCTCGCAATCAAATTGCGTATCACACGCCGTTAAATATTTTTGGTTATGGCACAACTGGCACAACAGCCGGATTGTTTGTAACCATGTGGGAGAACTCTCCTACAACCAACTATGTATTTCCATCAAGCGCCGCAGTCATGTATGTGGCTAGTACCGTTGGCGCAGGTGATGCTGGGGCGTTGATTCAAGTCACTGGGCTCGATGCGAATTACAACCCTCAATCTGAAATAGTTGCATTGGGCGGCACTGCTGGCACAGGCGTAGCAACAACTAAATCGTATTTTAGAATTAACAACATTTCTGTTGCATTGGCTAGTACAGTAAATCCTACTGGTCAAATCACGATTCAGAATCAAGCTGCTACTTCTGGTGCTGTTGAGTACGCACAGATCAATACAACGACCTATAACGGTAGCACTGTGAGTTTAGGTACTTCACAGATGGCTGTGTATACAGTTCCAAACAACTACACGGCTCAGTTTACTAGATTTACTGCAAACAGTTCTTTTACAGGCAATACTGCGAATTACACAACTTATAGAGCAGTTGCACAGTATCCGTCCGTATTAAACTCTTCAGCTACATTGGTTAAACGTGTTGTTCTAAATACACCATTTGTTCAGCAATACAATATTCAACGTACATTCCCATTCGCTTACCCAGCTGGAACAGACATCCAGTGGCAGATTGCACCTAGCGCAACTACTGCAGCAACAGTAGGAATTAATATTGGTGGGGTATTGATCGCAAACAGTGTGGATTCTGGAAGCAAATAATGGCAACGACTCCTGCATGGCAACGCAAAGAGGGAAAGAATCCGAAGGGCGGATTAAACGCCAAAGGAAGAGCATCCGCAAAGAAGCAAGGGATGAATTTAAAACCTCCACAACCCGAGGGCGGCTCAAGAAAGAAATCGTTTTGCGCCCGAATGGAGGGGATGAAGAGCAAGTTAACGTCAGAGAAGACGGCGAAAGACCCAAACAGCCGGATTAACAAAAGCCTTCGGGCGTGGAATTGTTGATATGACAAACGCACACGACACTAAAAATATGGTCGATGGGGCTGTTGTGGTTATTGGCCTCGGCGGTTTCATGGAGTGGTTTCCACCCATTGTTGCATTGGTTGGCGGTATACTAACAATTGTTTGGATGTGTATTCGTATTTGGGAAACCGACACTGTTAAATTTTTAATTGGCCGCAAAGGTATTGATGATGCCCAGTAGTTCAGCAAAACAACATAAGTTCATGGAAGCAATTGCCCATAACAAAGCATTTGCTAAAAAAGTTGGAGTATCGCAGAATGTCGGTAAAGACTTTAGCGAAGCCGACAAAGGTAAAAAGTTTGGTCGTGGTGGAGTGTCCCGCCCTGATTTGGAAAAATTAAACTCTGCCAAAACGAGACACGGCGAAATGGCTTTAATGAAAAAAGGTGGAATCATGAAATCGGAAAAAGCAAGCGAAATGCGTCAAGCTAAAACTTTGGAAAAACTCGCTAAAGAAGAGCGTGCTGAAGCCAAGGGCATGAAACGTGGTGGCCACACTAAAAAGATGGCTTCTGGTGGTATGACTACTGGCAAACATGGCATTTCTGAAAAAAGTGGTTTAACAACCGCTAAGATGGGTAAAGCCGAAGTGGGTGGTAAGCTCAAACACGGTGAACACAGTATCCAGAAAAAAGGCCATACACGTGCTATGGAGCCTAAGATGGGCGCAGGTAAGCCCTTGGGTATGAAACGCGGCGGAAAAGCCTGTTAATTAAGGAGTTATCATGAAGCATCACGACCATATCGCAGACCATAAGCATCCATTTCATAGCGGTGGAGAAAAGCATCACGGCAAGACCGAGTTGCACCACGCTCAACACCCCCATCCCGAAGAGCATAGCCACATTCATGCTATGAAACACGGCGGGCACGTTAAGCACCATCACGAGCATATTGCCGAGCATATGAAAAAGCACGGTAGCCACCACGCTGAAGGCGGTCATATTCACCATCATGATCACGTTGCTAAGCACTTGGCACACCACGATGGACACCATATGGCTAAAGGTGGAATGGCTCATCACCATGAGCATGTTAAAGCTCACATGAAGCATCACGACCACAAGTAGGAGTTAATCATGGCCACAAGATGGGATAGAGTACCTAAGTTTGATGATGATGTTGTCAAGAGTACTATGGAAGATGCTCGCAAAGTCGGCAAAAGTACTTCCAATCTTAGAGGAGCTGCAGTTGATGCAGTTAAAGAAGCCGGTAGCCGAGCAGCTAGTCGCTTGGTTGGCCGTGCCGGTGCAGCAGGTGCTGCCCTTCAAGGTGGTTATGATATAGGCCGTGCCATCGATGAGTCTACAGGTCTTGGTAAGGCTATGGTTAATAAATCTGGACTTGGGGATGCGGCAGCTAAAGCAGCTACATCTGGAGAGCGAGTCACTTTGACCAAAGATGCGCAAGAACGTATTGACAAAGGAGCTTTAGATAAGAAGCCCATTAAACGTTCTGTGTCTAAAACAACGGTTAAGGCTGAGCCTGCAACCAAGTCCGATGATTACGAGGGCGACGAAGGCTATACAACCCTCAATATGAAAAAAGGTGGCATGGCCTCTGCATCTAAACGTGCTGATGGTAAGATTACCAAAGGCCACACAAATTGCAAGGTGTGCTAAATGATGGCGAGCCGGGGCATGGGCGTAATCAGCCCTTCAAAAATGCCCAGCAAAAAAACTATACATCGTAAGGATAGTCCCCAAGATGTTGAAATGTATAAAAAAGGCGGCGGAGTAAATGCTGCTGGTAATTACACTAAACCCAGTCTGCGTAAACGGATTGTGTCGCAAGTAAAAGCCGCAGCAACTCAAGGTACAGGTGCGGGTCAATGGTCAGCCCGCAAAAGCCAACTAGTTGCAAAAAAATATAAAGCAGCCGGAGGCGGTTATCGTGACTGAGGCTATAAAAACTTGTACAGATTGTGGAGAATCAAAACCTTTGTCTGCTTTTCGCAGTCGAGGTGGAGAAATGAAACATCTTTACAAAAGCCACTGTAACACTTGTCTATACAAAAGACACAAAGATTGGGCTGAAGATAATCCACATCGAATTGCTGAGTATCGTGAAAAAGATCCTTGGACATTAGCTAAAAGATGCAACCGTCGCGGGATAACGCCTGAACAACTTGTTGATTGTTATGAACGACAAGAAGGATGTTGTGCAATTTGTAAAAATGAAATTGCTCTAATTGGTAGTGCAATAGATCATAATCACGATACTGGAGAGTTTCGCGGTGTGTTATGTAAACAATGCAACAGAGCTTTAGGTATGTTTAAAGACAGCCCTATAGTATTACGTAATGCGCTAGAATACTTAGAAGAATTTGGGAACTATGGAAATGGCGCTTAAACCCACCCAGCAATCGCTCAAAAATTGGGGCGATCAAAAATGGCGAACCAAAAGCGGTAAGCCATCAAGCAAAACGGGTGAGCGGTATCTTCCGGAGGCCGCAATTAAATCTTTGTCTCCTTCAGAGTATGCGGCAACGACAAAAGCAAAGCGTAAAGGTAAGGCAGCAGGTAAACAATTTGTAGCCCAACCCAAGACGATTGCAAAGAAAACAGCAGGATTTAGATAATGGCCACTTCTCCTAGTACATCTGGAACCGCTGCGTTTAACCTAGACCTCACAGAGATTGTTGAGGAGGCTTTTGAGCGCATTGGTTCTGAGGTTCGTACTGGCTATGATTTGCGTAGTGCTCGGCGTAGCCTTAATATCATGTTTGCGGATTGGGCTAATCGTGGCATTAACATGTGGACGATGGATTCTGGTGTTATTAACCTAGTCCAAGGTCAAACTACTTATGCTTTGCCCGCCGACACCGTCGATCTTTTGGATCATGTAATACGTACTCAGGCAAACAGTTCAAGCAATCAAGCAGACTTGACCATTACCCGTATTAGTATTTCTACCTACGCTACGTTGCCCAATAAAATTCAGCAGGGGCGGCCCATTCAGGTGTGGATTCAACGCCTAGATAGTATGACTTCGCCGACTACGTCTATGGTGGCTTCCGCTGTTGGCGCTACGGATACAACAATTACGCTTACATCAGTGGTTGGCTTGCCCAATACAGGGTTTATTCAGATCGATAGCGAGACTATCTTTTACAGCTACGTGAGCGGCAACCAGCTAGGAAACTGTTTCCGTGGCCAAAATAATACAACTGCAGCTACCCATAATGTGGGCTCGTTAGTTAATTATCAAAATCTACCGTCCGTTACGGTTTGGCCAACCCCAGACAATGCACAGCAGTACCAATTTGTATATTGGAGAATGCGTAGGACGCAGGATGCTGGCGGCGGCGTGAATGTTATGGACGTTCCATTTAGGTTTATTCCCTGCATGATTGCAGGCCTTGCGTACTATTTGGGCGGTAAAACAGCAGACATGCAACGCCTACCAATGCTTAAAGCCCAGTATGATGAGGCATGGGAACTGGCAGCGCAGGAAGATCATGAGAAAGCGGCTATCCGGTTTGTTCCTCGCCAGATGTTTATTGGATCGACCTACTGATGGGTAATCGGTTTGCATCGGGTAAGAATGCGATTGCCGAATGTGATCGCTGCGGGTTTCGTTTTAAGTTAACACAACTCAAAAAAGAAGTTGTCAAGACCAAAAACTACGAGTTGCTGGTTTGTCCTCGGTGCTGGGATCCAGATCATCCTCAACTACAATTGGGTATGTATCCAGTCGATGACCCACAAGGTCTTCGCAACCCTAGGCCAGATAGAAGCTACGTAGCTTCGGGTCTATTAGCTGATGGCAGTACAGGCGAAGGTAGCAGGGTTTTCCAATGGGGTTGGAATCCAGTCGGTGGTTCTAGAAATTTTGATGTGCCGTTGACTCAAAATGACTTGATACCGCAAGTACAAGTTGGTACAGTAACGGTAGTTGTAACATAGGAGTTTAAGATGGATAAGAAAGAAGTCAAGCAGATCGCCGACAAAGAAGTTAAGAAACATGAAGGCCATATGCACAAAGGTAGTAAACCTACCAAATTCGCTGCTGGTGGTGTTACCAGTAAGTCAATGATGCAGCATGGTCGTGGCATGGCTAAAGTCATGAATCAGCGTTCTTCTGGTAGAGGTGGTTAATATGGCTACTTCAATCAAGTCACCCAATAAAAAATTCAACGGCCCTGCCGAGGAATACGCAAAACCACATACTATGACAGGTAAAACTGTGGATGTTAATACTGTTCATGCAGGTGTGAGTAGTAATGAAGAATATCTACGCAATGCCAATGTATCCGTGGCTAACAGCCGTAGTAATGAGTACCCACCCACAAAGACTTCAGGTATTCAAATGCGTGGTACAGGTGCAGCTACTAAAGGCGTAATGTCTAGAGGCCCAATGGCATGAATTACACCCAGCTTAAGCAACT